CACACATACGCTAGATCAGTTTTGTCATCGCCACCGCGTCGCAAGGCCGAGACGCGGCGCTACTAGCCCGAACCGATTCGATTAAAGGCCGCTCCGTAGGATTTATTAGCGCACGCTCAGCAATGAGCAAGGCCCGAGACATGATTACGCACACAGCCGCAAACCTGCTAGAAGTATCACTCACCCCCTACCCTGCCTACGCCACAGCCGGAGTAAGCAGTATTCGAGAAAACGAAGGAGAACCAAATATGTCCGAGACCATGGACACCGAGGCCACAGTCTCGGTAGATCAGGAAGCACGCGAAGCGGTCGCACAACTCCGCGAAACCGTAAAAGAAATCGAAGCAAAAGCATTCGTTAGCGAACCAGTACACCCACTAGCGGCGTACCGTTCATTCGGTGAATACTCCAAAGCCGTACTAGCAGGCGAAGTCGAAAGCCGCGCCCTAGTCGACCAGGTAACCGCCAACAATCCGGGGGTCATGCCTCCTAACTGGTCATTGACCGTCCGCGGAATAATTGACCTGGGACGCCGAGTCATTACCGGTGTTGGTGGCCCAGAATCAGCCGGAACTACTGGCATGGACTTTAACTGGCCATACTTTGACGGTACACTCACCGACATTGTTGAAGCACAGGCTAGCCAAAAGGGCGAAGTTAATTCGGTTCGTATTGACCTTGAAAAAGGAACCGCAACCTTGGCAACCTATGCAGCAGGTTCGGACATTTCCTACCAGTTGCTAGAGCGTTCCAGCCCTAGTTACTTGGACGCACACAATCGCGTAATGCTCGCGTCATACGCAACCGTTACGGATCGTCAATTTACTAAAGACCTTTGGGACGATGGTACGGGTATCCAAGATTACGACTTCGCAGCCGACACAACTGGCGCAGGTTTCCGCGAAGCAGTTTTTGGAGCCTCGGTTACGTGCGAGGACGCTACAGGCGTACCGGCTAGCGCCGTGTTCGTATCTACCGCCGTATTCAAGAAAATTGGCGGTTGGTCTTCATTCTTCCCAGACGTATACGGAGTCCAAAACGTGTCCGGCGTGGCAACTGCCAGCAACCTCCGCGTCAGTGTGTCGGGCTTGCCAGTAATTCGGGCAAAGTACCTAGACACTAACGCCGCCTATAACGCAGTCGTGACCAACGGCGAAGCAGCTCGGTGGATCGAAGACGGCCCACGCCTAGCAACAGGTGAAAACGTGGCTCAACTTGGCCGTGACGTCAGCATCTACGGATATGGCACCACAGCGGCATACTTGCCCGCTGGCATTGTTCGTATGACCAACGTCTAACTAGAAAGGTAGCCGGTCAAGTCATGGCACTACTCACAGGCCAAGAATTAGCAGACGCATTACAGATCGAATACGAAGCTCCAATAGATGACGTATTCGACCAAGTAGCCGAAGCTGCTTCCGACTTGATCGGCTACCTAATCACCACAGCCGCAGTCACAGCCGAACCACCATTATGCAAAGAAGCTGCCCTATCCGTGGGTAGCGAAATCTTTCAGGCTAGGACAGCGGCAGGGGGCGAAGCCGTAGCAATCGACTTCACCCCCGGCCCTCGAATGTCGGTATGGATCACCCGCCGAGTAATGGCCTTACTAGGCCCATACTTAAAGGTCGGGGGTATGGTCGGGTGACTGCACTTAGTACGGAGGCTAGGGAACTACTCATAACCGCGTTTACTTCCAGCGGGTATCGGGTATACGACACAGTTCCAAACATTCCCACGCCTCCCGCTATCGTGGTCGTACCCGATTCACCTTGGCTAGTACCAGGGCGGCTCGGATCTAACCTTAACTACGAAGCTCGGTGGCGTATCCTAATTGTTATTAAAAAACGACAAAACGCCGCCGAAACTCTGGACACAGAAAACGCAGTAGACACAGTACTAGGCCTGATCCCTACCGAGTTCCTAGTAACGGCAGTAAACGCCCCACAATTAAACGACATAGGGGCACAGGGCACAGTAATCACAACCGAGATAGACGTATCCATTCAAATGAAGGAGAGTTAGCCATGCCAGCAGTATCCGTTGCAGGGGCCGCGTTCGTTATCGAAGTCGGCACCCCAGCAGTACAGTACGAAGATCAAGTAACCTCGGGCACAGTCACGACCACGCCCACAATCGTTCGGACTAAGACGCTATCTAGTGTCGCGTTCGATCAGACAGATCTGAACAGTACGATCGCTCTAGAGTTCTTGTATGATGAGAACTCTGGACTTTATGACGCACTCCAGGTAGCAATTGCGGGTGCCACCACGGTAGCCGTAGACGTCCGTAGCGCTGCGGGTCATTGGGCCGGTAACGGTATGTCGATCGAATCGGCAGAGATGACGCTAGCCGCTGACGGTATCGCTACCTGCTCAGTCACATTTACAGGGACAGTCTCGTTCTCGTAAACAAATACAACACTCGGGAGAGGTAAGCCATGTACAACAGAATAACCGTGGTAGTCGATAACGGAGAAGCACAGCTCTTTGACGTTAACCAAAACGACCGCGTATACATGTCCCAAATCGTAAGCAATGACAGCAAAGCCGATAACGTATTCGCGCTAATGTCGATACTTGCCTACGCAAAAATTCAAGGCCGCAAAGCAGTAACGTACGGAGCGATAGAGAAATGGGTAGACGAACATAATGTATTCGTGGAGGCGGAAGTCCCAAAAGTTACCCGGACGGCGGATACTTCCGACATATCGTCCGAATAGCCTTACGAATACGCAGACCATTTAACGAAGTTTTACAGTACGACCCGCAACTTATAGCAACGATCGAGGAGGAATTAGCGAATGGCTAAAATATACGACTCCGGAATTGTTGGCCTAAACGGGCTACTTCGAGACTTGCGAGGCTTAGGAAAAGAAGCCCAAAAAGAACTACGCCAAGCCTCCAAAACTATTGCCGAACAACACATGGTTCCAGCGTGGAAAAATGCTGCACTCCAATATGCAGGGCCCTGGGGAGAAGATATAGCCGATAGTGTACGGGCAGGCGCTGACAGAGTACCCAAAATTATGATCGGTAATCAGAAAAAAACAATGAAAGGCGGAGCTACTCCCAACATGGTTCGCAGCCCTTCCAATTCGGGACGCCGCGGCAAATCGTTCGCCCCATTTGAGCGCACAAACTGGATTAGCAAAACCCGGTCATATCAACCAGCAGCGTTAGAAGAATGGGCAAAAGCAGTAGACCGCCTAATAGTTAAATGGCAGGTAATGTAATGGCAATAATTGGCGGCAAAACTTTAACAATTTTTATAGCGGCGGATCTCAAAAAGTTTAATCAAGGGATGACGCAAGCTCAAACAGGGCTAAAAGGTTTTGCCTCCACTATGTCTAACATGCTCGGCCCTGCTGCTATTGGTGCGGGTATTGCGATCGCTGGACTAGCCACAAAGATGGCGGTAGATGGAGTTCAGTCGGCATTAGCTGACGAGGAAGCCATGCGCAAACTTGCGCTAACTATGGAAAACGTAGGGCTAGCTCACGACACCCAGCGGGTCGAGGATTATATTTCTGTTCTGGAGCGATCTACTGGGGTCGCTGATGACGATTTACGCCCAGCCTATGATCGATTAGTCCGTTCGATCGGTGACACGGCTAAAGCTGAACAAATGCTTAGCCTTGCTATGGACATATCGGCAGGGTCAGGTAAAAGCCTTGACGCCGTTGTTCAGGCATTAGGCCGGGCCTATGACGGCAACACGGCAGGCCTAAGCCGTCTGGGTGCGGGTATAGATGCTTCCATACTTCGATCCGGCAATATGCAAGCAATTACCGAAAGTCTGTCAAATACTTTTAGGGGACAGGCCGCCGAATCAGCCGACACCCTAAGCGGCAGAATGAAGGTACTTAACCAAGCCGTAGACAACTTGGGCGAAGCGTTCGGTAAAGGCCTGCTTACCGGTGTTAAATCGGCAACTAACGGTACTCAAGACATGGTGAAAGCCATGCAAGAATTAGAAGACGAAGCCGAAAACGTAGGAAAAGCCACAGCCGTAGTCGGAGCCTCAGCACTCAAAGCTGGAGGCTTTTTCGTTGACGCATACGGAGATGTTCTAGGGTTTATTAAAGGCCTACAAGGTGCTAGTAATGGAGCAGTCCGTACGGGCTCATTTTTGAACCCCCTAGGTATTGTTGCGGCCTTACTCGGTGACCAGTTTAATGACGCCGCCGAAGGAGCCGAAGCGTCAGCCGAAGCAATCGGCTACACAGCGGTAGAAGCTCGTAAAGCCGTCCCGCAATGGAACGCCCTAACCGGTGCCGTACGCATGACTACCCAGCAATATATCGACTATTTAAATGCTAATCAGGTTGGTAACGGCATATTAAAAGACGCTAATAAAGACTACCAAGACCTAGCGGCCCGGCAGAAGCAAGTAAATACTTTTACCTACGAGTACACAGGTGTTCAGACCGAAGCTACACAAGCGACTAGCGGAGCCGCTAGCGCAGTCGACAAGCTTACAAAACGGGAAAAAGAATTAACAGATTTACACGAAACTAAAAGCGCAAACCTAGACGATAATCGCACAAAATTAGGTTTTTACACAGCCGAGCTACAGAAGGCCACAGACGCTATCGAAGATTTTACTAGCAGCATGCAAACTAATCTGCTAGCCGGAATCGATCTTGGCTCAGTATATAAAGGGCAATTTAACGAAGAAGGCGAAAAAACAGGCGAAAGCCTACTGGCAGGATTTAACAAACAAATAGACCAAGCCCAATGGTTCGGCAACGTCTTAACCGCTATTAAAGCGCAAGGAGCCGACCCGGCATTTATTCAACAAATAGCCGGATTAGGGCCGGAAATTGGCGGAGCATTTGGGCAACAAATGTTAGATGAAGGCCTAGTGCCAACCTTAAACGATAAATTTATTGCAGTCCAGGAGGCTACTAGGACGCTTGCCATGGGTCTAGTTCCCGAGTTTTTATTGGCTGGGCAGGAATCAGCGTTAACTATGGTGGACTCTATTAGTGAGCAAATGGCTAAAGAGGTAAACCGGCTAGCCAAAATCGGTAAAAAAATAGCGAAACCGTTAGGGCAATCATTCAAGGCGGAACTGATGTCAGACGTAGCCGCAGCTCTTAGGGAAGTAGAAGCGGCAGGAGCGGCAGGTAGGGCCGAAGTTGTAGCCGCCGCCGAACGCCGCCAAGTTAATCTCACGAACGCGGCAGTAGCCCAGGCATTACAAAACCTAGTTAGATCGGCTGACGCACGTAACGGGGCCCCAATTAGTCCGGTAAACAGATGATAAGCGAAATCAGCCTAAACGGCACCCCGCTAGACCTCTCTACCGTGGAGTATGAAGTACAAATCCAGCATGGGCGAAGTGATGTCACAGCGGCCCCCCAACCCTCGAACAGTCAAATAATTATTAGAGGCCCGATCGGTGTCCAGGTCGAGATCTCAGACACGGTAGAAATAAAAGCGTACGGCTTTCACAGGTTCACAGGGCAAGTGACAGACGTAAACCTTACCCATTTATCTAGTGTCCCGCCCGTGGCCGTGTCGACTATAACTTCTATTGGTGAGTTATCGCGAGTGGGATTTACCGAAGTCGGTGCCAGCGGCTGGAGCGAAGAAACCGTCAGCACTCGGGTAGATGACGTGCTAACTACCGTGGGCCTGCCATATTTGAACGGAGCCGACACATTAACCGTCCTCCACGCCATAACCGGGGCCGATATTGACCCTACAGACGCACTAAGTTACTTGGCTTATTTAGCCGAAACTACAGGCGCCACATATTATGACGATCCCTACGGGCGTATCGTGTTTGAGTCGTACGGCATGCGCGGCACCACGTCATTTAGCGGCGCCTGGGCCAACGTAGTAGGCACCTATGCCGACAACACAGTTACCTGGTCAAGCTTCCCAGTTAACCAAATACCTACAAACATACCCGGCACCGACATTATATTTACTCCTAACTGGACTCGCACTAGGCAAACAGTCTTAAACTCCGTAACAGTTTTAGGCCATAACGAAACTCACGAAACCACCCAAACGGACGCCGGATCGATCGCTACCTACGGGCTACGTGAATACAGGCTAAATACCGACATTAAAAGCTCAGGGGACGTTAGCGACAGGGCCGAAGCGATAATAACCGCCCAAGCGATACCTTTCTGGAATCTCGGCAGTATTTCCATACTTGTCCACAATCTTGGGACAGTCGACCGCGACCTAGTTCTAGAACTTGTGAGCGGCATGGGGGTAACGCTTGAAAACCTGCCACAACCGGCCCCAGAAACCTACTATTTCGGGATCGTGGAAGGCTGGGGAGAGGTTTACACCCCCGAGCAGCATATCCTCACACTTTCATTATCCGACCCTCGATATTCCCTAGCGACAATACCGTGGGGAGACGTAGACCCGGCGCTAGAATGGGGCAATATTCCGCCGACTTTGAAATGGTTCGAAACAATAACTAGCCGAGATCTAGCGGCATAAGGAGACAGCATGGCACTTACACCCGAAGGAACCCCCTATGTCGAGTCTACGGATCTCGTAGCAAACTACCCGGCGGCTTCTCTATCGTTGGCTAACCGAGTAGACCTAGTAGGGGTGCTACCGTTCGCCACTTCCGCGGCTAGGGCTACAGCAATACCCAGCCCCACAGACGGGCAGTACTCATACCTACAGGACAGTAATAGTACAGAGTTTTGGAATGGATCGGCATGGGTGGCGGCTGGAGCCTCTCCCGGTATGGAATTAATTACGCCAACTTCTATCGCTAATAGTGGTGGTTCCGCGTCAGCCAGCGGAGGAGCAATAACTTTCACCACTGTTAACAGTATTAGTCTAAATGGAGTTTTTACAAGTAGTTATCAAAATTATTGCGTTATTTTGACGGCTGAATCTTCGACCGGAAATAATACAAATTGCCGACTAAGAGTCGGAGGAGTAGATGCTTCAGGATCAAATTACGATTTTCAATTTTTGTCGGTATATTCCAGCACTTCGACCGCTTCTCTGTCTGCCAATCAAGATAATATGCGAGTTTGCTGGAATACACTCACTGACGGAATAATAGTCGAACAAATTATTAGCAGGCCACAATTAGCAGAACGCACTCGCTTTATTGCTTATGGTGGCGGCGGAACTGAATTAAACATAGTGGCAGGAGATCACGACCTGACCACGGCATACGATGGCATTACTTACTTGCCCCAAGCTGGTAACACTTTGACCGGAGTAGTCAGAGTCTATGGATACAAAAACTAAAAAGGGAGTAAATATGCCTGACGTTATAGAAACCGATTACACAACCAACCCGCCCACGATCACGGAGCGGGACTACACAGAAGCGGAAGCCGCACAAGTAGCAGCAGATAAAGCCGCCGCGATCCAAGCGGAAAAAGATCGGGTAAAAAAAGAAGCCGCAGACAAGGCCGCGAGAGAAGCCGCAATCGAGCACGCTAAAAGCCTTGGATTTACAGACGCAATGATAGCCGTAATGTACCCGAACCTAGGAGCATAATCGTGGAAGAAATACAGACAACCGAGGCCGATTTTGAGACTATGGAAGCGGAAGCCCCTAAGCCTAAAAAAGCCGCTAAAAAGTCCGTTAAAACTACGGCAAACAGCACAGAGCAAGCGCGGGACAGGGTGAAAGCGAAACTATTAGCGGCAGGCCGCCCTAATAAAGACGATATGCTAAGCCGTCTGGCCCATGACGATTAGCAGCCCAGCCGACCTAATACCGATTATTTCCATTATTACGGCAGTATTTGGGTTACTTGTCTGGATCATTCGCGCCCAAATATCCCTTAGTCGGCAGTTCGAGCCTAACGGTGGCGCAAGCATAAAAGACTCACTAATACGCATAGAGCACGACCAACGCTACCTACGCGACCGCTTAGACACCCACATAGACCAACACGATAGGGGCAACAAGTGAGAAAATTTGAGGAATGGCTAGCCGCAACCGCTACAGGATCATTCGTTAAAATCGCGTCAGGAGCCGCCCTAGGAGCCCTACTTTCATGGCTCACCACGGCAGATATTCACCCGCTTATTGTGGCGATCGGTGCAGCTGTTATCCCGATAGCGATAAACACGGTAAACCCGCAAGATCCACGATATGGAACAGTCGACTGGGACGAATTAGATGCCTAAACTTTGCGCCGGTGGAGTACGGCTTAGAGACCAGATCGATCGTAGGTGGCCTAAGCGTGATAAACGATCAGACGGCTGGATAGGTGACGCCGCCCACGCCGCTAGAAAATCGGATCATAATCCAATTGACGGAGTAGTTTTTGCGCTAGATATTGATGAAAATCTGGGGCAAGGCCCGGCCCGAAACGGTCGCACAGCAAAAAAGCTAGCCGATCAAATAATAGAATATGCCATGTCGGATCTACCTGGTCATAATCGGATTAAATACGTGGTGTACGAGAACCAAATAGCCTCGGGCACCTATTCGGGAGCGTGGTGGAAATGGCGTGGCGAAGGCTACGGACACACACAGCACATACATATCAGCTTCACACAAACCGCTAAACGCGACTCCACAATATACCCATTACCGATCCTCACAAATAACCCAGCAAAAAAAATAGCCTGGAGTCGCGCACTCAAAACCGCCCGGAAGTAGTACGCTCTATCTCGGAAGGGGTAAAAATGAGCGAATACATCAGACCAGCAGAAGCCGCCAAAATGCTCGGAGTAAGCCGAGACACAGTACGCAGATACGCAGATAACGGAGACATAACCGCCATAAAAACACCAGGCGGACAACGGAGAATCGACCGGGAATCGGTCGAAGTAATCCGCACTCGAATATCGTCTACAGTTACGGTAATCAGAGAGTGCTAGCCGCGATCGTGTTAACAGCCGCGATCACACTTAACCCCGCCGCAGATCCCACAAATACCGAAGGATTTCAAGCCTCCGCGTACACTGGCAAATGGTATGCCCAAAAATGGGCACCAATCCGCAAGTGCATTATGGAGCGGGAATCGAACCATAACTATAAAGCCCGTAACCCGAACAGTAGCGCAATGGGGGCTTATCAGTTTTTGGATAGTCAATGGCGGATCAGTCTCACTCACATGATGAAGCATGAGGCCAAGTCAATGTCAGAGCGGCAGGCTATAAAGAAACTACGCGAATACCCAATAGCCAAGTGGTCGCGTTACTGGCAGGATCGGGCCTTCTATACAGCCTGGGCGCATGGGGAAGGCGCTCACCATTGGCGCACAACAGCAGGGGGGCCGGAATGTATCTTATTAAGGGTGAATTAACCGAAGAACTAGAAAGCCGCTACCAGATACGGGAAAACGAAATAGCCCGTATCTTGTGGAATATCGAGGAAGCATTTACCGAGGAAGAACTTTACTTTACGGGCGCTCAAGAGATTATTAAATGGTTAGAGCTGCGAGATGTACACCACGCCGAGCCCAGCAGGTATCGGGCTAACCCTGGGGAACCCGTAGAAGCCTACGAAGAACGAATAAGAATCGCGCAAGAATTAGAGGACGCATTTCCCGACCACCGTGTCGGTGCTTGCGCCAACATCTGGTTATGGCTTATGTTGGGGGCCAACGGTCGAGATACCAGCGTGGGGAAGCGCACAACCTCTAGCCCAGACTAGGGGATCTTGACCGTCACTACTCGGGAGGAAAACATATGGAAGCATTATTTGACACTATCGGCGGCAAACGGGTAGACAGACCCGAACACGGCTGCACAGGCCCTAACTGCTCGTGGTGTGCATATCAGGATCAAATAGCCGAACGGGTAGCACAACCGCCTAGTGCTAAGTTCGATGAATCATGGCTTAGGGCCGTCACTAAATGGCGCAAAGGCCTACCCATTGGCGGCACATTTACAGCTGACGATCTGATAGCCACCTATGGACACCCGGTAGGGCACCCTAACCAGATCGGTTCACTATTCAGCTGGTGGAGTGAATCAGGAATTATTAAGGCCGTGGGCCGGGTGCCGTCACAGCGTGCCACTAATAATCGCCGCTCGATACAGGTCTGGGAGGTTACGTCATGGAGGTAGAAGTAGCCGTAATCTGTTTGCTGTTCGGGCTAACTATCGGCCTATTTTGGGGATATCGGGGCAACAAATGACCGGGTACAGCATGGAAGGGTACGTTACTGTCCCAGAGCGTATAGCCCTGTTCTATAAACGCCACCCTGAGGGGTCGCTGCAAATGGACGCCCCAGAATTTATCGAGGTCGAGGGTAAACGCTGGGTAATAGGCCGGGCATATGCTTACCGTACGGCTGACGATCCTAAGCCCGGTATCGGTACAGCGTGGGAGATAGTGCCAGGCACAACCCCATTCACTCGCGGGTCAGAGATCCAGAATCTTGAGACAAGTGCATGGGGTCGCGCTATCGGTGCCCTGGGTATCGGTATAGATAAATCGATAGCGACTTGGGACGAAATAGAAGCAGCTAAAGCCCGAAGGGTAGAAGTCTCTAAAGCACCCACGCCGGTAGATGACCAATTCTATGTAGATGTCCCGCCACCAGCCGAGCCCCCAGTAGATGACTCATGGGGCAGCACTAGGCCTATCTATACACAAAATGACCCGATAACCAGTAAACAGATAGGTATGCTCAAAGGCGCGTTAAAAAAGCATGGCGCGGAATCTAGTGACGCTGGGCTAGGTATGATCAATGACCATTTAGGGACAGCATTTACCCGTTACGAGGATATTACTAAGGGTGACGGATCTAAGCTAATAAAGCATTTCATGGAAGCTAAATAATGAGAGTTCTTATAGCTTGTGAATATTCAGGTATTGTTAGAGAAGCGTTCAAAGCTCAAGGACATTACGCACTCTCTTGCGATTTACTAGAGTCCGAAATACCAGGTAATCATTATAAAGGAAATGTCCTACCATTATTAAATGACGAATGGGATCTGTTAATAGCTCACCCACCTTGCACACATTTATCCGTATCTGGTGCTAGATGGTTTACTGATAAAAAGAAAGAACAACAAATAGCACTGGATTTCGTTAGCCAAATACTGGACAGTGAAATACCTAAAATAGCTTTAGAAAACCCTATATCGATTATAAGTACCAAAATAAGGAAACCAGATCAAATAATACAACCGTGGCAATATGGACACGGAGAAACTAAAGCGACTTGCCTTTGGCTTAAAAACTTACCAAAACTCTTACCTACTAACATTGTGCCGGGACGCGAACAAAAAATACATAAAATGCCGCCCAGCCCAGATCGTTGGAAAAACAGATCAAGAACCTATACAGGTATAGCTCACGCTATGGCTACACAATGGGGAAACCCGCCATAAGTCGAGGTCGTAGCC